TGGCGCTTGAGCTACTGGTGTTGGAGTTTCAAACGGTGAGGCAATTGTCTCATCTAAATCAACTTGTTCAGCCGAAGTAGTTACCGCTCCGCCTTCACCTAATACTCTAGTCATCTTCAAGTTAAGTTCATCATATGACTTATATGTTGAAGGATCAGTGAACTCTTTTAAAGAGTATTCAGCATTATAGATATCTTCTAACTTAGCATCATCAGCTAATTGCTCAGCCGCACCAAATTCAGAACGATCGTAGTTTCTATAACCAGCCACTTGTGCAATCTTAATCTTGAAGTTAGCACCTTTCCACATATCAAATGGATTCATTGGCGTCTCATCTTGATATTGTGGTTGCATAGCATCCATAATCTTATCAAAGATCTTAGCGCCAAACTCATATAAGAATACTTTACCATTATTCTCTGGGTTCTCAGGGTCTGATACCACCATGATATTTGTTACGTAATGTAAGCGTCTCTTCTGCTTGCGCGCTTGTTGTTTACCATCTTCTGTACCATTATTCCATAACTTAGAATTAAGTTGTGAAACTGGATCATCCTTGCCAATCGTGGTTAATGATTTTTCAACGTACCATTGACCTGTTGGGCCTTGGAAGAAGTGGTCGAAATATTTAGCCCAAGGTAAGTCATCACCTTCTACGGCTGGTAAGAATCTAATAACGGCATAACCATTACCAGCTTTATCAACTGTTGGTTTCCATTTACGGTCGTCGCCGTAAGACTCTTTCTTTTTGTTTGTATCTGCTGCACTCACTAGTGCATCCATGTTCATTGCTTTTTGTTTTAGATCTGCAAAACCCATATTGTATCTCCTATATATTAGTATGTTATTCGTATTTTAGTTGTATCATTATGTAACTGATGGTACCATTATAACATGATTTACATCAAATGTAAACGTTATTTGGCAAAAATATTTAAAAGAACTTTAGTAAACTTTGGTTTATCAATGTCTAAAAAAGGACTATACTTAACCACCTTCTTGTAGATTTCCGGCCACAGTATTGTTTCCGTTATCTTTGAATTAGCATCTTCAATAAAACCAGACACTGAATTCAATATACACACAGTCTCTAACGAAACTGTGTCATCAAGGTATTTATCAATAATTTTAGGATAATTTGATTTAAATTGTCCTAATAAACTATCAAGGGAATACTCTGATAAATCATCCATCTCATTCTTAAAGTTATAAGATAGACTATCAACACGAGAAAGAAAATCAGTGTAATCTTTCTCGTTTCGAATCATATCACCCACCCACTTATTACCAGCGAGTTGGTGCGCGGCAAAGTATTTAATGATGTCTTCTCGACGATTAAACCTTTGCCCAATCTTTGTTAATTGGTATTTGTCAGGGCGTCCCCAATAACTCTTTTGGGATACCCTTGTTTTAAAATTATATTTAAACGCATCATAATTTCTATTGAAATGCATGTTAATTGCGTTAGCATATTGGTAGGCCTCATATCCATCCATTCTCATATTGGTAGGGTATATGAGGTTGAACCACCTTGTAGCAAATTAAGGTTACGAGCTTCAACTTCGATATGCTCTACAATCTCTTTTGATATAAGTTTCTTAGAGTCCCTTACATCAATCTCATTCTTTTCACACAAGAGGACAATAGCTTCCATATACCCACACCCTCGGTGGGTTCTTACAAATGTTTCAATCATTCTACTAAAAGACTTCTTGTTTATATCATCATTCATTATTTGCTCCTTAAGATTATCATATCATTATTCACTCGGCCATTAGGTACTTTAACCTTACCTTTTAAAGTACCAATTAGAGTTTGTATTTGCTTAGGGCTCTTCTTAAGAACTGTGGGCAGGATATCATCCGGCTTTCTAAGCTTCAATTGCACAGAGGTCTTAGGATCAAAACCTTTGATGGCACTACCTTTAACCGTCATTCCATTAGGGCTCTCAGAGTTTAAGATGGTTAACACTCTATTCTTAGTATTGAATAGCCATAAGACCATTGCCCCTGGCACTCGCATTGGTTGGATAGATGTCAACTTGTAGTCGTTGTCTAAAGGCTTAAATTTAAGCTTGGCAATCTGTTTATCAACCGCTTGTGGTTTCTTAACCTTAACCTTGCGTGTCGCCTTCTTAGAGGCCTTCATTAACTCAATATCATCTTTAAATCCATTAAGGACTACTAAACGATTCTTAACTTCTTTGCGGGTTAGGTTAGAATAAGCTTCCATGATATATTCATCTTTAGCCATAAACAATTCATAGTCAGGAATATACTCATTGATCCATGCTTCCACCTCAACAAATCTCTTGGTGCCATGGACTTGCATTTGGTGATATAAGTTAAGCTTAACATTCTTATCATTCTTAAGCCATGCCTCCTCTAACAAGTAAAGATCTTCCATAATCGTTAATTGATTATGGGCTATCATACGCATAAGAGGCGTAACTACAGCTTTAGTTGGCTTATCCTCTTCAGCCTTTTGGGCAGTTGCTGCAGCTTTTAAGATAACTTTACCTTTAGCAATTAGCTCTTTGTATTTGTCTTTAATAAACCTAGGGGCGTGGGAATAAATACCGGTGAACTCATTCTCCAACATATCCCAGTAGCATGCCGCTGGTAATTGAGTACCAAGGTAGGTCCATTTAGGATTAGCCATAATAGCTTTAGCTTGGGATTTAGTGTAATGTTTATCAGCGTAGCTCTTAATAACGCCAGTTTGTTCTTTAGCATCTACATCATAATGAACATAGATCTTGAAACGATTGTAATCACCACCATCAATTGGTGCTCCTGCAAGTCCTGTCTTAATTCTTGCTCTTACTTTTTGTCCTTTAGCCATTAGTATGTACCCTCACTTATTGTGAATCCGTAGCGAGCAACTTCATCGCGATCGTATCCTTCATCATAATCAACATTATCTACTGCTTTACCAACTTCTACTTGGTAGTCTTCATACATCTTATCAGCCTTAGCTGCTTTAATTGATAACTCTAATTTAGATGTACCAACCATTCTACGTATTCTAGCCTCAGCTTGTAACTTCTCACGTCTTGACATTCCAACAAAATTCATAATGTAGCTCCTAGTTTTATTTAATATAGGTACATTATATCATGAAACCATCGGTTTGTACACGTTTATTTGGCTTATTTTGGCAAAATAATTATTTATCTCCTGACCACTTACTAAAGTTATCTTCATGTTCAAGGAAGCTTTCAGTAATCAAGCCATCTTCCCCTCTACGCTGGAGGATAGTACCCTTAGCAAATAACATACTATCCGTCACTGCTTTATTAAAGGGATTACATTCTTGCCAATCTAATCCTGCCAAGACCACTTCAAGAACTTTACCATTAAGATTTACACTTCTTAGTATTATTCGAAATTGCATTTCTTCGCTTCTTTCTTACGATCAAGATGCACACGTTTACGGAACATAGGGGTCCTCACTACATGTAGTATCTTATTCTTGACAGGTTTCTTATTCATTTACTATAGATCTCTTGTAAATAAGTTTCAAATTGTTCTACTTTAGCTACTCTACCAGGCCACTTAATATATTCCTTTTCAGGATTAGCCTTAAGGTTATTTAAGAGCGGGGCAATAGCATTATATAGCTCATCTAGTTTCTCTTGGGTGGTGGTAGCAGATGTTGTTGCCTCTTGCACACCATCTAATTCGTCTTCATCGACGAGGGTAAAGCCAAAATCAAATGTGCTCATAATTAATCCTCTGTTATTTTAAATTTTCGAATACATTCTGGAAAGATGAGAATTTTATGATTCTCCGTCCAACACAGGTCTGTACGCGTGTATTTATACTTTATATAGTCATTAAAGTCCACACATAATTGTTGGCCTTGACCATCGGGGGTACACATTTTACCACTACTTTTGCGTGAACTCATTGTATAACTCCTTCTCTAATTTGTTTGCCTCGCGCTCACAGAACTTCTCGTCGCCACGATAGGCTTGACGAACATGAACCATCTCATGACACAAGGTTAATATCTTTGTAGCATCATCAAGGGACTCTTCAATTTCAACATCAATTTCCCCATCAAATATATCATAACACCAACCTAAGGCATTATCACCTTTTAAGCAGCATTCAGTTATGATGACATCCACACTATCTTCAGCTATACCTAATTTTTCCATACAAAATGCTGCTACATCTCCTAAGGCTTGATTAGGCACAATGATCATTGGCTTAAAGCATATTTGAAATGATCAAGCCAATCATCTAACCAAGGGTTTAAACCTTTGATGTCGATACCAGAGGCCTTCATAGCCTCAGCAAAACTCATGGTAACTCTACTTGGTACTACCGTTGGATATTCCTTTGACTTAACGCCATTGTAACTAAAACGGCGTAGGCCAAATGCTGCATTTCTAGCATTAGCATAGTCCTCTTGGGTTAATGGTTCAAAGTCCTCGAATTGACCCCCAGATAGATCATATATGATACCATCCTTAACACAGAACCAATGGGTAGTCTTGATCTCATCAATCAAGGTCTTACCGCGTAGGCACTTCATTTGAGAGCCATCGCCTAAATAGTTATGGACGAACTCAGCCATGGGAAAACACTTACCGTAAAAAGGATGGAGACTAGTCTTACCCGAACGCTCCATCACTTCTTTTGTAGTTTTAGCCCAAGCCGTGTTAGCTTTCTTAAATAACTCAGGATGGTCCTGAAAATATTCAGAGAGGCCAGGGATATATTTAACAACTTCCACTAAGCTGACTTACCTTTACTGCCCTTACGTTTACTAGGGCCCATAACAGCTTTGCCTCGGAACCAACGTGGTTCTTTCTTAGTTTTAACTTTAGTAATAACTCCGCCGTTGGCTAAGAATTCTGCCTTTTGTTCTGCTAATATTTCACTTGATTCTTGTTTAGTATATTGTTCTTTCATTTTATATTCTCCGGGTTATTTTGAAAAGTAGTTAAGGATATCTTCCCATTTGGTAAATAGTTTAAACTTACCAGGGATGCCATCAGCAACGTTAGTGTCCATGTACCAACCATCTTCGTAAAATTCAAACCAACCAGTTGAGATGATCTCATTAGTTACATTGTTGAATAATACGTTTTCGGCTATATTAAATTCTCCTAGCATTTTAGCAAATGTAAGGTTACCTTCAGTAGCGAATGTATCTGTGATATTTAGTGTTTTCATGTTTAAGTCCTTGGTTGATTTGTTTATG